AATAACAACTTGACCATAAAACAAGTTGCTAGAAAGTCCTGCTGGGTTAATCAAGAACTGACTCGTAGCGCCAGCATAGGGCATGCCGTCGATACGATTAATGGGACGTAGCCCATATGGGGAAGCGGTAGCGGCCATTTAAGGACTCCTTTTACTTTGAACTTGAACCAAATCCGCCACGACTTGTTGTTGACTTGCGGTCAGCAAACAAAGGCATACGCGGATCACTATTTCGCATGAAGCTGTTATCTACAGAATTCATTTGGTTTGCAGCCTGCTGGTCGTAATACTCGTTCCGGGCCTGTACTCGATCAATGGCCTGCTTGCAAAGCATGAGGCCACCTGTCTCAACGTTTCCGGTCTTAGCATCGCCTTCCAACAGTAACTCCGGGTGATCCACTGCCTTCACTGGCTCCCAGCCTTCACGCATCATTTTTGATACGTGCGTAGGTTGTGCCATTCCATTGATGCTCGTCATGATGTAACGATACCTATAGTTGGCGTCTGGAAGCGGATCGGGCAAGGCACTCGAAGGTTTGTAAACAAAACGAGTTGTTTTAGCGCGTGACTCAAGATCACGAGGGTTCCGGTTTAAATTTTCAGCCATTTGATTTCTCCAATTTTGCTACTTCGTTTGCGTACTGCTGCGGTGTAAGTCCGTACCTCTTCGCCAACGCTACTTGCGTCGGTGTCAGTTGTATCTTTCTTGCGCCCGTAGAGCGAGTTGCTGGTGCAACCACCGAAGTAGGTCGTTTGGAGCCATCGCCGGAACGTGGCTTGTCTTCACTGCCGAAAACTTCCGGAAATGTTGACTTCATGCGAGCATCAATGCGCTCGAAATACTCATCAGAGCGGGGGTCAAGTCCCGAGTTGACTAGTTTTTGGTGCAGCCCTAGTGCGAAGCTGGTGTGTTCCTCATATCCCGTAGAACCGAACCACTGGTTTTTTGCCTGCCAGCGAACAGTTTTATCGTCGAGTTCTGGACGGGATACTTGTGGTTGAGTTTGTACAGTAGTTTCAGCGTCTTGTAAAGGGGGTGCGCGAAAGTTTTTTGCAGCCTCGGTTCGCATCTTGGCGTCCGTCATGGCTTCTTGGGCTGCAACTAAGGCATCTGCGTCCCCAGATTCATATGCTGCTTTGTATTGCCGCTTGGCGTTTTCCAGTTCGCCGTCTGCCACCTGTTTAATTGAGGCCGCATACTGTTCAGTGCCAGACTTAACATATTCTTTAAGTTTGGTGTTCTCGCTGACCATGTGCTGGGCGAGGCGCTCAAGCTCCTGCTTTTCACGGAAAAGCGACTCTTTGGCCCTGCGTTCATCGTGGCGGGCATGAGTTAGCTCTTTAATCCGTTTTTGGACGCCTTCCGAATAGCTTTCAATCTCTTCGTCGGTGGGGTCTTCTACATCGCGGTCCAGTGGCTTGCGGCCACGGTCTTTTTCGGGGGTGTCATCAACGATCTCGACCTCTACTTCATCACCGGAAACGGTGATTTCAACGTCTTTATCTTTATCGTCAATTTCATCTGGAAATTTAAAAGCAGGCATTTTTGCTCCTTAAGCGCGGGTGTAACCCCGGGGATCTTGCACAACACATTCAATTTGGTCGTCGTTCAGTACCCTGAACTCTTTACCAAACACTCGAAAGCGCGTACCGGTGTAGGTACGCACGAGCACAAAGTCACCCTCTTTACACCATGGTCCTGATGGAAATTTGGCGGTATCTTTGTACGCATCTGGCCCGAGCTTCATAACCCAAAGCACGGTTGTGGCGCTCTCTTCAAGGCGCATGGTTGCGGCATCTCGGATAAGGTCCAGAGATGTTCCAGCAAGCTTCTCGTCTACGGCGGGCACGATACACAGCATCTTGTAGCCCGTCGGTATAGGCAAGGCGGACGCTTTATCGTCGTCATCCTCGGGTTTATTTAGGGGCTGGATGTATTTGGGTAAGGTAATACCCGGGGGCAGAAGGATTTCACTCATCTGTTTGTTCGGCTTTCTTCACAAGGTCAAGAAGATGGCGCTCTGCAAGAGCCAGACCCTGAATGGTCCCGCAGAGTTTTTGATATTCCTCAAATGAGCGACACGCTCCGCTGGCGGCATCATCCGCATAGTTATTCATGTCGGTGCGTATTTGTTCGCGCAATACACGTGCGAAATCTTGAATCATGGTGTTTTCCTAAGTTTGGCAACCTCAATTGCAGTTTTGTCTTGCAACGCTCGAGCTTTAAGCGCAAATTCCTGCTCTCTGATTTGGGCATCAGCCTGAATCTTTTGACCTTTAAGCTGCAATTCGCCTTCTTTAATTTGCAAGGTTTTCTGTTGCATTTGCACCACAGGATCTTCTGCCTGTTTCTGGATCTCTTTCTGTGCTGCCTCTGCTTGGTTTTGCTGTAGAAGTTGCTGAGAAGCCTGCGCCAGCATTTTGGACAGAGAGATTTCGATCTCTGGAGGCAACTGCTCTCCCTCTGGAGGCAGCGGCATACCGAGTTGTTGCTCGATCTTCTGGCGATAACCAAAGCCAACGTGCTCTGCAATGTGGGCCATCGCCGCAGCCTGAATAGCCCCTGCCCTCGGGTTTTGACCAATCAATTCCATGATGATTGGGTCCTGCATCGCAGACTGGTGGACCTGAATATGGGCCTGATGGTCTTGATGCTGGAAGGCTTTGACGGGTTTACCTTTGAGGATGTTCTGGTTCTCAGAGACCGGATCTGTCGGTTTCTGGTCCTCATCCATGGGAACGAGCTTATCGGCATTCTTGATGCCCAAAACATCCAACATACCCCTGTGCAGCTTGGGCAGGTCGTAAATGTCCGGGGCGGATTGGGCCAGTTGAATAACCGCCTGATACTGCACTACTCGTTGAGAAAGAGTGGCTGCGTTGGGGTCGCTGACTGGCAGGATGTCTACGTGGCGGTAGTCGCCCTTTTTGGCTCTTGGACCTTTCTCGCCGTCCGGCTCGTAGGTGTATTCATCGTCGGTGTAATCTCGGATGATCGCCGCCAAGAGTTGAAGCTCCTGCTTCAGGGCGAAGTGGACCCGGGCCTGAACTGCGGTCATGACCTTGAGTTGTCTCTCCAGAAGAGCCAAGGTCGAACCCACCGGCGCATTCGCGCCCATGTCGCTGATCTTCATATCTGCGGTGGCTGCAAACCTGCGGCCCTCGTCCACAATATTGCTCAGCAGCGCCATCAGAACCTGACTCGGCTCTTTATAAGGCAGCGGTAATATATTGTCCCGGATCGTGCCTGAGCCTACATCCACATCACGAAACTCGCCGGGGGCGATTGGGGTATCGTCTCCCTTGATCCGTAGACCACGGGATTTCAGGCCACCCGGCAGATTGGACAAGGTACCTGCGTCGATCAACTGACGCATCAAGCTGGTGGCTGAGTTGGCGAAGCCACCAATTAGGTGGAACAAACCAAATCCATACGCACCAAAGCCGGGGATGTACTGGTAATGGACGAAGTGCTGTCTCTTTAGGTGAAGGCCATCCTCTTCATTCCAGTTACGACGGATTGCCATAACTGCGTTGGTTCCACGAAGAAAGGTCAGCACATACGGCAGGGCGATACCCGTAGGTTCGCCGTCATCATCCTTATCACACAAGGGATCGTCTTTGATGCACAGCTTGACGTGGCTTTCATACAGGGTGAAGCGCTCGTCGTTTAAATCAGCAAAGCCTGTCTCTTTGTCCTTTGCCTTGTTGATCTCATCAATAGCTCTATCGGGACTGCCAATATCTACATCACAGTAGAACCCGGCCTGTTGTAGCTCCATGATCTCGTTCTTGGTCTTACGCATAACATGCGTGACCCGATAACAACTCTGGATGTCCGAGGTCCCATAGGGGAGGTATATATCCTCTGCCGGGATGAATATCGAGGTCTGGCGCCCAATACTTGGGTCGTAGTAAACTTTCTTAAAAGCCGAACCTGTGGCCGGTAGGCTCCACAACATGCGCTCATGCTCCGGTCTAAACTCCTGCATGACCTCAGTCAACTGGAAGTTCATGTCATCCTGAACCCTTTGAGCGGCCTCTTTTTTATCAGGGGTTTCCTTGCCCATGATTTTGGTCCGAACAGGACCCTGCGCCGGGAATGTTTCGGTGATGGTTTCCGACTGAAAGCGGACCACCGCCTCGGTGATCATGGGGTGAAAGACCCCGGATGCCCCATCCCACGGCTCAGTGCGCTCCTCGATCTGAAGGCCCAGAAGCTTCAGGCCGGTAACATAAGCCTTCTCCCACTCCTTGCGGGAGTTCTTGTCATTGTCAATGTCGCTGGCCAGATCACTGACCAAAGAAGACATCGCGCCCTCTGGAAGAAACTCAGCGAGGTTGGCATCAAAATCATCAATGCTTGGCTCACCCTTCTCGATACTGATCTCAAGACCTCCAATGTCAATATTGACCTCTTCAGGATCAATGATCTCGATCTCAATAGCTTCCTCTTCAATGGCCTCCAATCCCATGGGTGGTTGGAAAAGGGCTTTGTCAACATTGGTAGCCATAAATAATCCTTAGTAATACGCAGCTTTGCGGCGAAAGCTTGGTTGATCTTCTTCATCGCTCTCGAGGTGTATAAAACCCCCACGCCTAAATCTCAGTAACGCTTGACTGGTTGAGTCAACAAGGTCATCGTTGTCCCCATTTGGAAAGGACGCAACTTCCTCCATCAACTCATCCGCCCATCTGGTTTCTGGACACCAGACCACCCCCGACGCAAAAAGGTCGGAAATAGCGTTTACACGCGCAATCTTATCGCTTCCTTTGCCCGGTGTATATTCCGATAACGGAACCCCTATCTGGCGAAGCTCATAAATGAGGGGGGCACCTGCGGCTTTTTTCTCAATGATCAGGGTATCCGGCTCCCATTCCTGATAAAGATCGAGCGCCTTCTGTTTAAGCTCCGGAAACTCCATCCGGGCCTTGAAGGAGTCCAAACAGATG